AGAAAGACTCTTAACTGCTGCTGTTGGTATCAGTGCAGAAGGTGGAGAGTTTACAGAGATAGTAAAGAAGATGGTATTCCAAGGCAAGCCATGGAATGAAGATAACAGAGAGCATCTTATCATTGAACTTGGTGATGTCATGTGGTATGTTGCACAGGCATGTATGGCATTAGATGTACCATTTGATGATGTTATTAGAGGTAATGTTAAAAAATTAGAGAAGCGTTATCCTGGTGGTAGTTTTTCTGTAGAGAAATCAGAAGTTCGTGCAGTTGGTGATAGATGAGTAATCTAGAGGAGAAAATTAAAGTAGCAGAAGATCGTATTAAAGAACTTCAATTGCTTATTGCTGCTTGGAGGAAGCAATTGGAATCTAAATAGTCTGTGGAGACCTGCATGAACTGATGGCAAAACAGGAAAGCTTTGGAACTCTTAGTGGTATATGGGTAAAAAGAGCTGTTGATATAACAGATTGTCTTATAGGGGAAGGATATAACTATCTCCATTATAATGTCACGTCTGTAAAACCTCCAAAAGATTTTCCAAGAGCATCAATTGTTCTAGGATTGAGAATAGAAGTAGAAGAAAGAGATAGACCAAAAGTAACACAGAATATTTTAAAAGCTCTAAGTGAGAAGGATGTAACAGGAGCAAAATATCTTGGTAAGTACACCTATGTGATGAATTCTGATGGTACTGGACCTCAGAAAGAGAATAGGATTGATATTCCTATAACAGTTGGTAAGCAACCCCAAAAAATATATCGCATAGAAGTAAAACCTGTTAAGGGTGGTGGTAGTGGGGGTGGATCAGCATCAACTGCTGTCAATGAATGTATGTTTGCTGTCTATGCTGCAATAAGATTTCATCTTGTTGATAAAGATTTGGATCCTTCAAAAGGACTTGATGAAGAGTTGCGTAAAAAAGCATACGATAATCATTGCTCTCTTGATAGACCATTAAAAGATTTGTGGGCAGATCCTGTATGGCATCATGCACATTGTATAGGAGCAAATAAACTTTACAGTAGACAAGAGTGTGCGGTAAAGAACCCTCATTTCTACCGTGGTAGTGGGTTTGATGATGCAGAAATTAAGCAAGCATATAATAGAGTAAATACAGATCTAAAAGCACAAAAGAAACCACATTTTACAGCAGAAGATAAATGGAATCCTGCTGATATATGGATGGCAGAGAAAGGTTTTAATATATCTCCTCTTAATAATCTGAATACAGCAGCTGAGATTAATAAGTTCTTTGATGAGAAGTATGCTAGTAAGGAATTAGTTGGTGTTTCATTGAAAAAACTTGGTCCACAAGCAAATTTTGCTGTATTAAATGAAGAACCTCCTGCTCAAAGGAAAGCAAAGGTAGATTCTTTTAAGTGGATCAATAAGAACGGTACAGGTGGATACGATCTACTCTTTGAGAATAGAGGTGGCAATCCTATTGATGTTTATCTTTACTATGGTAGTGGATTTTATGATAAGTTTCAGTTGAGAAACTTTGGTGGTAAGAAAGCATCATGGCAGATAGAATTGAAGGGAGCAACAGCAGCACATGGTCGTTGTGGTGGTGGAAATGTAGCAGAGATTGTCAATAAATATGCTCCTGGTGCGATGCCTTGGAATAATGAACCATTTTATAATCAGTGTAATCCCGACAGTACAAGTAATAGGATCTCTATAACTCAGGATATTGCTAAATTATTGGTTGATTTTAAAGCAAAGAATGTGAAGGGTAAGAAACAATGGGAACGTGATCAGACTCAGTATGAAGAGATTATTGCAGAACAATCTACCGAATGGAGGTACAGTAAGTTGAATGGACTTAGGTTATTGAAAGCATTAGAAGATAATAAAGGAAAAGTTGCTGATCAGATAGTCCAAGCACTTTATCTTTTTGCTAGTTCTCAATTAGATTTCTCATCAGTATTTGTGAAGGTGTACTAATGCCAAATGTAACTCAACTAAAACACTTAGAACATCTAGAAGATGAGATGCTCAACTATGGAGTTGAGGGATGTAAAGCTTCTGTTGGTTTTTTACAGGAACTAAGAAAGATGCTTGGTTGTGATAACAGTACAGGTTTCATGCAAACTAAATGGGATGGTATACCAGCAGTTGTTTGTGGTATTAATCCTAGAACAGGTAACTTTTTTATTGGAACTAAGTCTGTTTTTAATAAGGATGAACCAAAGTTAGCTAGTACTGAGAATGGTATTGATATGTACTATGGTCATCAACCTGACCTTGCAGAGAAGTTGAAGATATGTTTTAAATATCTTTCTAAGATGGAAATAAAGGGAGTAATACAGGGTGATTTCTTAGCTGCTAAGTCTGATATTAAAACAGAAACTGTTCATGGTGAGAAACTTTATACTTTTGGTAATCAAGCACTTACATATGGTATACCTGTAGATCATCCTATAGGTTTAAAGATTAAGAGTGCAGAGATGGTTATAGTATTCCACACTCATTACAAAGGTGATCATGTTCCTACCATGAATGCAAGAGCTGGTGCTGGAGAAACCTTGAAGGAAATAAAAGAGGTAGCATTAATTAATAATGATACACCAATGCATAAGGTTGGTTTAGATCACCAAGAAGAAGTTAAGTTTGATAAGCATGTATCAGATATTGAGAAGATGTGTGGTACATGTGGTGATTTCCTTGATGAGTTAGTGACTAATAAAGGCACTACGGGTGATGAGAAATGGCATATCGCATCTTATATAAAACAATTTTTCAATGCAGAGATTAAAGCAGCACGTAGTGTTTCTAATGTAGATAAATCTTTTGAAGGTCTTTATAATTTTTATTATGATAAGACTAAAGCAATGCTTTCAAAACTTAAAACTACTAATACTAAGGTAGCGAAGGCTTCTTTAGTTCATTCTAGTTTAAATTATTTGGAGGACAATAAACTTAAGTTTAAAGCAATGCTTGGTTTGTATAAGGAGTTACAAACAGTTAAGAAAATGGTCATTGATAAATTAGATCACTTAGAAAAGTTTAGAACATTTGCTCGTACTGAGAATGGGTATAAGGTTACTGGACCAGAAGGTTACGTTCTACATAAAGATGGAGACATGGTAAAATTGGTTAATCGTTTGGAGTTCTCCTACATCAACTTTACTTTGGCAAAGTCATGGCGTTAAAGTGTCAGAAAATTTTTATTACTTATGGTAGATTCCAACCTGTTACTTGGGGTCACGAGAATAGTTTTAATGCTGTTAAAAGTGCTGCTCAATCAGCTGGTTGTGATTATCGTATCTTCATTTCACATACAAATGATAAGAAGGATAATCCTCTTAAACAAGAAGATAAGTTGAAGTGGATGAAGTTGTTACTTCCTGATCATGCTAAGAAAATCCTTGCTATTAACCCTTCTGACCCACAAAAGTGTGTAAGATATTGTATGACAGCATCAAAAGATATTGCTCATGATTATGATGAGTGTGTTTATATGGTAGGATCTGATAGGGTTAATGCTATGCAGTATCTACACAATTATAATGGTTGCAATCCTAACCATAAGAGTGTAGACTTTAGTATGAAACATTTTGAAGTTGTATCTACTGGTAGTCGTGATGCTGATGGTAAGACCTTTGCTATATCAGGTACAAAGATGAGAAATTGGGCAAGATCTGGTGATATTGGTGAGTTTAGAAAGGGTCTTCCTAAATCCAATAAATTAAATGATGTAGATATATTAGCGTTTATGAAATTATTATGAAGGACTTTAAGAAGTTACGTGAACAAGCATTAAGACAGCACTACCGTAAGAAGGAAGTGTTTGTTGAGGGTGACTATGTAATGAATGCTATTACAGGACAGAAAGGTACGATTCACAGAGCAGGTGTGAACTATGTTATCTGTGTCACTGAGGAGGGTGAGATGTTTCGTGCGTGGGTAAAGGATATTAGAGATATAAATAGATCCTAGAAGACTGTCTATTATTTAAAATGGAAAAGCAGAGAGCCGTTAATACCGTCACAGCAAACGATGAGTATT